AGTTGACGTTGCGCATTGACTTCTCGAAGTCGGCCGCCATCGTCACGGACTTGACCCCGATCGCGCCGATGGCGACCGCGGCGCCAGCCAGCCCGGCCTTCGCGAACCCGGCGACCTTGCTGGAGGACGCGGCGACCGTAGCCTGCGACTTCGCCATCTGCGCCTTGAACGGCCCCAGGTTGGCAAAGACATCTACATATGCGCTACCTGCTGAAACAGCCATCTAGTTCTTTCCGAACCACTCTCTAATCTGCGCCGGGTCCTTGGTCACCGGAGGCCGAGGTCGCTTGCCCTCGCGAGCCGCGTCCTCATCCTCGGCTTCGAGTTCGTAGAATGCGATCCACTCGCCGAACTCTGGAGCCTCTAGGTCATGCCGTAACTCTTTCACCGTCCTTCCCAGGTCCCTCGCCAGGCGGAACAGAAACCGCTTCGCCCCTGGCCGCTTGAAAGGCTGCCTTGGCGGCCTCGATCGCCTCTGGCTTCACCCCACTTAGCTCAATCACGGCGTCAGACAGGACTGTCCAATCGCCCACCGTGAGGTTGTGCATTTCCTGGCGGAATTGCTCAACGCTCATCTCGGGATCGTCGCCGTCGAGCCGAGGCTCCACGGTCATGTCAACCAGCATGTCTAGCGTGGACTCGAAGTCCTGACGATTAGACGTGCTGGCGTCCACCTTGAAGTCGAGCACGGCCCCGATGCGAGGCTTCGCCAGCAACAGCGAAGCCCCACAGTCGGGTAGCTCGACCTCGCGGCGACCCGATGGGCGAGCCGAGGTCCCCGCGGTGCCGAGCCGCGGGGCCGTGACCTCTGTCTCGCTCATCAGGCCGCTTCAGCGAACTCGGCGTCATTGGTGAGGAAGTACCACGCCCTCGACTCGCCGCTTGGCGTGAGTGCGTTGAACGTGACGGGGAGCAGCGCTGCCCCGGTCCTCACCAACTGGGTCTCGACGGCCTCGGTGATGTTGCACCGCTTGGCCACCCAGCGACTCGCCCGAGCGCCGTCGATCGCGTCGATCATGACCGCGAACTCGGCGAGCGGGTCCTGGTCCGCAGGCGGGTCATAGCGGTACACCACGTCCGGGGCCGTCCCGGACTCCGACCAGACGCCACCGCCGAACGCAGCCAGGAACGAATCCCTGTTCCACTGCTCCAGCGCCGTCGCCAAGGTCAGCTCTCGAGCCGTCACCAACCGGCGCACCGGTGTTGCTGACTGCCACGCCTCGATGTCCTCGACGTTCGGTGTCGCCGTGAAGGTGACCCCGTCCTCGTTCGCATAGCCGAGGTCGATCCACGGAGCCGCTGGCTCCTCCACCGGATCGGTCGGATACGTGAGACCCGCGTCAAACGGTGTGACCCAGATGTGACCCTGAGACGCAACCGTGATCTGTTCTGCTTTCTGGCCGCCAGCCATATTCAGCGGCCTCCTTCCTCGCCCGCAGGCGATCGTTTACAAGTCCGACGCACTGATGCCTCGCCGCAGCGGGGCAAAGGTCGGGGTATCGCTGGTGCCGAACTCGACCTCATCGCCGTACTCGACTCCAGCTACAACGTACACGTTCTCCTCGCCATCCACTTGGATGTGAAGCGAGTCCTGGTAAGCACCGGTCAGTACCGGCGCGACGGCTTGCGCCCCGGCGAGCACCTTCTCAGCGATCTCGCCCTTGGTCTCCGGCCCCTGCTCCTGGTTCCACTCGGCCTCGAAGTTGGGGTTGGGAACGAACTTGTTCATGCCGCCACCCGATTCGGATGAGCGAACACTTCCTGCTGGAGGATGACCCGCTCGCGGGCAGGCTCGAACGCCTGGCTCGCGTCGGGCGACCTCAACTGGCCCACGTTTCGCGAGGCCGTGACCGTTCCTTGGTCGCGCTCGCCAACTAGCTCCTCCAGCGCCGCTCGCACGTCGAGCGCGAGCGTCACGGCCTCGGGCAGCCCGCCGTCCTTACCGGCGTAGCAGTCGGCCTGGATCAGATACCGCACCAGGTAGTCGGGCCGAGTGCGGTTGTCGGTCGTGATCAGCTGGCACTTGACCCAGGCCGAGTCGCGATCGCTCGGCGGCTCGCCGACTACCCGGAAGCCTCGCTCCCTCAGGTAGAACGCAACCAGCTTCTCGCCGTCAACGATCCTCATCCGGCCCTCACCACCGTCGCCTCGACATGGCTGAATCCACCGAGCCTCGGATTCCAGACGGGCCACGGTGCGCCGGTGAGTTCATAGACCACGCCATCGACCTCGACCGCATCGACGGTACGCATGTTGGCACAGGCCGCAGGCAGGAAGAGCCGCCACTCGGCCGCGCTCACCTCACCGGCCGGGCCGGGTTCCTCGCGGGTGATCTGCTGAAGCTCGCCGAACACCGCCTCCTCATCAGGCGGGATCGGCGATCCGTTCGCGTACTCATCGACCGGCGCTTGCCGCCGCAGCAGCGTCACCGGCCGCGTCATGAGATCCTCGACGGCCATCAGTCGTCCTTCTTGGCCCGCTTCCGCTTGGGTGCCGGCTTCGGCTCCTCAGCTTCGACGGCCTCGGCCTCGGCGATCGCGACCACATCGTCCGACAGGTTCATGAGGAATGCGATCTCCTCCGGATCGTCGGTCTCATAGGTGTCGCCGTCGAACTCCAGCGTCTGGCCGGCGCTCGAGACCCGGTTGACCTTGACATCGAACTTCATCGAACCTCCTCGATCACATCGTCCACTAGACCGCGGACCCGCGGGGCCGCTGCGTTGCTGCCGAAGTACGCGCGGCGCACCGCGAGCACTTCGCGCCGAGTCAAGCTCGACCCCGCGGCCGACTCGGCATAGTTGGTGCCGTGCTGATACGAACCTAGCTGCTCGCTCTCGCTGGTCTGGCCAGCGGGGTTGAGCATGCCTCTGGTGGCCGCCTGAATACTGACCTCTTTGAAGCCAGCAGGGACATCTTCAGGCGACCACCCGACCTCGTGACCGCAGGCCGCGGCGATCGAGTCGGCGGCACCCTCCAAGAGCGCCGTGGCCTGTGTCGTCTCCTCGGGAGTGAACGTCCGCCCGAGTCGAGCCGCGACCTCTTCAGGAGTCGCGTAGCTCATTCCTACGCACCGGTGACCGTGATGGGCACGATCCGCTCCGCGTCCAGGACCTTGACGCCCACCAAGAAGTCCACGGACACGATGTCCTGCTTCTTGTTGATGTCATAGTCCTTCACGACCCGCAGCCCGAGTCCCTTGTAGCTCGCCGTCGCCGCCACGTCAGGACCCTTGCCCATCGGCTTCTCCAGCGTCCGGCTCGCGAGGACCACTCCGGCCGGATCCCAGGCGTAGCCATCGACTGCCGGCTCGGTCACGTCGATCGCGTTCGACTCATACGTGTCGAACCCGAACTTGCGACCGATCGCTGCCTCTCGCAGCCCATCGGTGTCGCCGCGCCGGTCGGCATCATGGAACAGCGGATCCTTCAGCAGGACCCCGGTCGCCACCGGGTCGAACGCGGCGACCCGGCCCACGGTCGGAACCAGAGCCTGACTGAGCTTGGTCCGAGCGTCGATCAGGACCTTCGCGTCGGCCCCGCTCACTGCGCCGGCACCCACGGTGACGGTCGCCAGAGCCGCGGCGATGCGCTCCTCGACACCTTGCGCGATCGCCTCCTTCGCGGGGACCAGGACCTGCGCATCGAACTGATCGAGTTCGAGCGTGAGCTCCTCGGCCGTAACCGCGAACGAGACATCGAGCAGAGTGTCCAGCACGATCGGCGTGCTGGTCTGCGTGATGTTCTGGATGACCAGGCCGGTCGCGCGATCGTACTCATCCGCGACGAACGTGGCGGGAACCCGCACGTTGACCGTGTCACCCTGCTTGCCTGCGAAGTCCGCGTCATAGTCGCGGCTCACCAGGCCTGTCAGGACGGTGTTTCCGTAGAGCATGGCGAGCATGCGCCTCGCAATCACCGTCGGGGTGATGAATGTGTTCGGCATCTAGCCGACCTCCTGTTTGGTTGGGGATCGTCTATCGCCGCACTTGCGACACGAACGCTCGCTCGATTTGGTTAGGCGGCTGCGCCCTTCTGCGTCTGCTTGAAGTGATCGTCAGCGCTCATGGATTCCAGGTCCTTGCCTCCACCGGCCCCTCGACCGGCATCGGAATCGCCTCGGGGTCGGCCGTCATCCTGAGCCTTCAGGAACGGCTTCTCCTTCAGCAAAGCGTCCAACTTCTCCTCGATCTCCTTTGGGTAGCCGTCCTCATCGTACTCCAATCCGGCCCGTTCCAGAAGTACGGCCGTATCGACCACCGAGGCGACCTTGTGCTTCGAGTCCGCGATCGCGACCTTCAGCAGCGCGTCATGGAGGGTCTTTTCGCGGGCTGTTAGCTCGCCCTCTAGCTCCTTGATGCGCTTCTCCGACCGCTCCTTCTCACTCAGCTCCGAGTCCTTGTACTTGGTGAGCTCCTCGTCCCTCGCCTTCAACTCGGCCTTGAGCTTTCGCTCCGAGTCCCGCTGCTGCTTGATAGTGCGCATCGCCCGCGCCCGGTCGAAGGTCTCCTCGCCCTCTTCCTCAGGCTCGGGGTCGCCCTCGGGCTTGATCGGCTCGGGCTGCTGCGTCGGGTCGGGTGGCTTTGGAGCCTCGGGCTTGGGGTCAGTTGTCTTGGGGTCCGGCTCGCCCGGCTTCGGGTCTGTCGGCTTCTCTGGGTCGCCCACTTGGGTTCCTTTCGGTTGGTTGCTACTTCCTGCTTCTGCCTCGCCGCGGCGATCGCTTGAAGCCGCCGGTGGCGTGGTACGCTCGCACTTGCTTATGGCTCATCACGCGCCCGCTCGGGCTGCGGAACTTGCCACGATTCTTGCCGCTGGTGATTCGCTTGAACGGCATCACTCGGTCGGCTCCGGCTCAGGCTCTGGCACAGGGGTCACCCTCGGGCCACCAGGGGTGGTCACGACCTCGAGACTCGGGCCGCCACCGTTCGCGCTCCACGACTCGATCTGCTGCGGGGTCGCCTGGAGCACGTACTCCCAGATGCCCTCGGCCGGCAGCAGGTCCTTGAGCTTGGAGGCCGCATCCGCGCGCTCGGCCATCGACCTCGACTCGGGGTTCTTCCACCGCGTCTCAGCCCGCTCATCGCTCGGTAGCTCGGCCGCGCCCTCGACCGCGAGGCCGAGGCGGATGACCTCCTCCCAGGACTCGCCGAGCGATCGCTGGTGCTTGTAGATCTTGCTGATCAACCCGGCCTCAGCGGCACGGATCGCGTCGGCCGACACGTTGATCATGTGCCCGGTGAGGTAGTGCGGCGGGGTCTTGGTGATCGCCGCTAGGTGCCGGATGTGAGCCTCGGCAGCCTTGATGTAGTTCTCCAGGTTCGACTCGGGTAGCTGCGCCATGCGAGCCTCGGGGTTCTCCAGCTGAACCAGCCGGTTGACCGCGATGCGGAATGGCGGCACAGCCTTCTTCACGGTCTTGGTGCCACCCTCGCCGTCATCGACCTCCTCCTCCACGTAGCTAATCGGCTCGCCGATCAGAGCGCGCACCGGGAAGCTCGCGTAGAGGGTCGCGAGCAGGCAGCTGAAGGTCGTGGTGTTGATCCGGTCGATCACCGGCAACACCCGTTCATACTCGCCCGCGCCCGAGCCGAACATGCGGCTCTGCGGGTTCGGGTGCCCGATGATCGAGCCGTCAGACCGGTAGCCGCCGAGGGTGCGGTTGACGGCGAACTCGACTACCGGCACCTGCTTCAGCGGGTTCAGCAGCGGCCAGTCCTCGCCGTCCACCTCACGCTTCTCCCAGGCCTCGGCGCCACCGGTCGGGGTCGAGTCGCCGGTGGCGATCGCCTGATACTTGCAGATGCGATCGGTGAAGTAGAGGGTGGCATGCCAGCGATCGAGTTCGAACCAGCGGCGCAACGCGGCGACCCGAGCGCCGGTCGTGACGTCATAGGCCACGATGGTCGTGCTCTGGTCCTCGGGCACCATGATCGCCTTACCGTCCGGCCCAGCCCACACCAAGACATAGGCTCGACCCGTCACCAGCGTTGACTCATGTACCAAGCCCGAGTCGCTGTCCATCCGGTTGCGCTGCCAGAGATCCCACGCCTTGTCGCGGGTCGCCTTGTCCTTGAACCTGAAACCGGTGACCTCCAGCCGCTCCTCCACCGAGTCCGTGATGAGCTCCGGCCAGTTGGTCACGGCCTGCCGGATCAGCACCCGGTACTCGGTCTCCTCCGTGATCAGGTCGATGTGCTCGGGGACGGCCGGGAACCCGGCGTGATACTGCGTCAGCTGCCGGACAATCGGCTGCCGAGCGTCGAGCTCTTCGCCAAGAGCTTTGAGCCAAATCTGTTCGGTTGTCAGTTCCTCGGGCATGCCTCTCCTCACCAGGCCGCGACAGCGCCGGTCGGCCGGTTAGCTTCAC